ATTGCATGGCTATACAGAGAACACAGAGCCTGCTACTTGGCTAGTTAGCAACGCTACTAGCACAGCCACAGCCCTGAGCGTTTATGATGCTTCGGTTATTGGTCGTGGTTATGTACAGATTGATGATGAAATTGTATTTGTTAATTCTACAGACAATGTTGGTAACATTTTAAACCTTGCTCCATGGGGTAGGGGACAGCGCGGTACCACTGCTGCTGCTCATAACCAAAATGCCAAAGTAACAATGGCACCGTTATTCCCACGCCAAGAGATTAAGAACGCTATCAACGACACAATCAATGCTATGTACCCAAGCATCTTTGCTCTCGGTACTTATGACTTTGATTATGTAGCAGCACAGTATTCTTATCAGGTTCCTGCTGCGGTGCAAAATGTTTTATCTGTAACCTACTCAACAGTAGGTCCATCTAAAGAGTGGTTCCCTGCTCGTGCATGGCAATTAGATAGAGTTGCAGATTCAGATGCCTTTGCTACAACAAAGAGCCTATCTATTTATTCAGAGATTGTTCCTGGACAGACAGTACATGTGTCATACAGCAAGCGACCAACAGCCCTTGTTAATGATAATGATGAGTATGAAACAGTAACAGGCTTTCCATCTTACTCGGAAGATGTTGCCATCTATGGCGCAGCCTTCCGCATGATTTCGTTCTTGGACCCTTCACGCCTTGGTCCCCAGTCTGCAGCAGCAGACATCCTTGATGGCGTGCGCCCAACTGGTTCAGGGCAGAACGCAGCCAGATTCTTGTACAACATTTATCAGCAGCGTTTAAACGAAGTGGCGAATAACCAACGCCGTCAACATCCAATCCGTTCGCACTATCAAAGATAAGGTAGAAAATGGCAGCAGGCGACCCAGGCTCACCAGCGCGGTACTACTCCTCAACCGCAGTAGAAACCTCGCTCCAATCATCCATCCCCGCACAAGCGCAGGGTTCATCTAACAGTTCCTTCATCGTTGCATCGGTGAGTGGATTTCCAACTTCATATCCTTATACCCTTATTGTTGACCCTGATACCTCTAAAGAAGAAGTCTTAACAGTAACTTCAGGTTCAAGCACAACACTCGTTGTAACTCGTGGTGTTGATGGAACACAGGCTGTAGCGCACACTGGAGGAGCAGTAGTTCGCCACGGTGTATCAGGTCGTGATTTCCGCGAATCAGAGAATCACATTGCAGCCCGTGGTTATGACATTGACCAAGCAATTCTTGTTGCTGCTAACCAAACACATGTACACGGTTTGCAGACTGGCGATGGTGTTGTCGTAGGTACTGATGCTCTACAGACCCTTACCCGCAAGACTTTATCAAACCCAACCATTACTGGCGTAATTGGCAACATTGGTATTACTTTTGAAGGCAATACTGCAGATGCTCACGAAACCACATTAGAGGTTGTTGAACCAACACAAGACAATACGATTACTTTGCCTAATACATCAGGCACTGTAATCCTAAATTCTGCAACCCAAACCATAAGTAACAAGACTCTTGGCTCTAATTTAAACGCTGGTGGCTATACGGTTACAAACCTTGCTACACCAGTTAATGCAAGCGATGCAGTCCGTAAAGACTTTGCTGATGCACAAGTTGCTGCTGCTGCTACAAGTGCTGCTTCTGCTGCAACCTCAGCATCTTCGGCTGCTACATCAGCCACAAGCGCTGCAGCCTCTGCAGCAACTGCTGCTGCCTCTGTCGCAACGATTGCAGGCTATGCAACATCGGCTGCTAACTCAGCCTCTGCTGCTGCAACGAGTGCAACCAGCGCAGCAACAAGTGCTACATCATCGGCTACTTCAGCATCTGCTGCAGCAAGCAGCGCTACTGCTGCTGCGACAAGCGCAGCCTCAGCAGCCACATCTGCTACTGCTGCTGCAACCAGTGCTACCAGTGCTGCTGCAAGCGCTACTGCTGCTGCTACATCTGCAGCATCGGCTGCAACTTCTGCTACTAGCGCTGCTGCCAGTGCAACTACTGCTGCTGCATCAGTTGCTTCTATTGCAGGCTACGCTGCTGCTGCTGCCACAAGTGAGGCTAATGCTTTAACAAGTGCAAACTCTGCTGCCACCTCTGCAACAAGCGCAGCAAACTCTGCAACCGCTTCTGCCAACTCAGCAAGCGCTGCAGCCACAAGTGCAACAAGCGCTGCTACTTCGGCAACAAGTGCTGCTGCTAGTGCTACGGCTGCTGCTACCAGCGCAACAAGCGCTGACAGTGCTGCATCAATCGCTATTGCTCAGGCATCCAATGCGAGTGCATCTGCCTCAGCAGCAGCAACATCTGCAACATCTGCTTCTAACTCTGCTTCGGCAGCAGCAACATCTGCAACAAGTGCTGGAAACTCTGCAACAGCAGCAGCGCAGTCTGCTTCATCTGCTGCAGCAAGTGCAACTTCGGCTGCTGCAAGTTGGGATGAATTTGATGACAGATACCTTGGTCCAAAGGCAACAGCACCAACTGTAGACAATGATGGCAACCCACTTACTTCAGGTGTTATTTATTGGAATACTACAAACAATAACATGTATGCCTATGATGGCAGTGCATGGCAGGTATTCACATCATCATCTGCAATTACAAACATTACAGCATCATCACCTATCACAGGTGGCGGTGCAACATCATCAGTAACAATCAGCATCCAAGATGCAACCACATCACAAAAGGGTGCTGTTCAACTTACTGACTCTGTAACCAGTACATCTACTACAACAGCAGCAACACCAAACTCTGTTAAGCAAGCATACGATTTGGCTGCTGATGCGTTGGCTGGTTTACACTTCCATGACCCAGTAGAAACTGCAACATCTAGCAACATTACACTTTCTGGTTTATCAGCAGTTAACGGATACACTCCGATTGCTGGAGATAGAATCCTTGTAAAGAATCAAACAACACAAGCAGATAATGGTGTCTATGTAGCAGCATCTGGTGCATGGAGCCGTGCAACAGACTTTGATACATGGGATGAAGTTTATACTTCTGCCGTTTACACCAAGCAAGGCAACTTTGCGGGTGAATCATTTATTACAACTGTTGCTTCAACTGGAACAGTCGGTGTAACTGCAATTACCTTTGCACTATTTGCAACAGATGCTGTTTACTCTGCTGGTACAGGTCTTACTCTTACTGGTACAACCTTTGCTCTTGATACAACTACACAGTTTGTAGTTCCGTCACAAACAGGACAAAGCGGAAAATATCTTACAACAGATGGCACATCTTCTTCTTGGGGTACGGTTGCTAGTTACTCGGCACCAACTCTTGGAAGCACAACAATTTCTTCAGGAAGTACCGTAACAACTATTGTCGGTATGACCAAAGTTCGTTCTGACCAATTTACAACCCTTGATGCAAGCGGTTATGAAATTGACTTAGAACTCTTTACAATTATGGGCGCGTTCTAAGAAAGGGAACAATCAATGCCAACAACAACTAAAGCACTAGCCAGAGGAGCATTTGCTACTGGCTCAACAACACTCTACACAGTTCCATCAGCAACTACAACAGTGGTAACAAACATTGTTATTACCAATACTGCTGGCTCTGCTGGAACATTTACACTAGCACTTGCTGGAACATCTTTGGCAACTACAGTATCTGTAGCAGCCAATAGCATTACAACCATTGACTTGAAGCAGGTCCTTGCTGCTACCCAGACTATTGCTGGACAAGCATCTGCAACAACAATCAACTATCATATCAGTGGAGTGGAGATTAACTAATGGCTATTGACAGAATCCCTGGCGTAGGTCCCGCTAATACCGACATTGCTAATGCGGTTGCTGCCGTTGTACCCACTAACGCCTCTATCGCTGCAGCAGTACCAACTAATACATCTATTGCTAACGCAGTAGCAGCAGCCGTGCCAACTAACACAAGCATCGCAAATGCTGTTGCTGCTGCAGTACCTACAAACACTTCTATTGCTAACGCAGTTGCTGCTGCAGTTCCAACCAATACTTCTATTACAAACATTGTTCAGACTTACTCTGCTGGACCTACAACTTTCAACCGTGTAGCAATCTTGACAAACTCACAAACCTGGAACCACCCAGATGGTGCAACTGCTAACAACGCTCGCCGTGTACAAGTATTAGTACTAGGCGGTGGCGGTGGCGGTGGTGGTGGTTGGGCTTCCAGCGCAAATGGTGGTTTAAGCAATGGAGCAGGTGGTGGTGGAGGTGGTTCAGGATATGCAAACTTTGTAACAACAATGGTTACTGGTTCTGTAACAGTTACTGTTGGTGCAGGTGGAACTGGTGGCTCAGGTGGAACCACTGGAGCAGGTTCAGTAAGTTGGGGTTTTGATGGTAACTCTGGTGGTGTATCTGCTTTTGGTAACATAACTTCTGGTGGCGGTTTTTATGGATTATCTAATAGAAATCCAGGTACTGGAGGCGGTATACACAATGGTGTGGATATGTCCAGTTATTCAACTCAAACATTTTGGTATCAAGACTCTACTTCAAATCTAGCACGATACAAAGGCGCTCGTGGTGGTTCAGGAGGTGGATATGCTTGGTCAGTTACATATAGCAGCATAGGTTCCTGGAGTCAAAATGGAAATTATTGGGCTGCAAATACAACGCCAAGTTATCCTTTGCAAGCAACAAATGGTTACCGCGCTCCAGCATTTGGTGGTTCTTTTGGTAATCGTGCAGTTGGATTTATGGAAACCAGTAATGGATTAACTGCTCCAGCAGTATATGCAGATAGAACTTTATTTATGGGCAGTTCTGTAACTAATGCCAACGTATTTAATGCGGATTTTTCACATCCTTATACAAATGTTGGTAATGGTATTAACACTAGAATTGACTATCAATACGCTACAACAAGCGCATCATCTGTTGGCGTTTTTGCTAATATTCAAGATGTTCCAACTGATTTGGGTTCAATTCAATCAGGCGGTGGAACTGCTGGTTATAGTCCTGCAGGCAATACTACTAACGCAAACGCCGTTCCTGGTGGTAGAGGCTTGTTAGGTAATGGAGGTAGCGGAGGAACTAGCGCAACTCAAGTTTACAACTATTCTGCTGGTGCCAACATATCAGCAGGCAGTGGTGGTGCTGCACAAGGTTATGGCGGTGGCGGTGGCGGTGGTAGTTCTGCTGGAACTAACAGCAACTCCGTTGGTACCATAACAGCAGGTAACGGCGGTGCTGGCGGTGCTGGCGTAGTGGTAGTATTTTACTAGGAGGAATAATGGCAAGATATGCAGTTATGGAAGGTATGTCAGTTTCTAATGTTATCTTAGCAGAAGATTTACAAACTGCTCAAGAGGTTACAGGAAAACAGTGCATAGAAGCACCTGAGTGGGTAGGACCAGGATGGATGCTTGTTAACAATGAGTTTTACCGTGCCTATGCTTTTGGTGAAAATGATAACTTAAAGATGTTAGAAGATTTAAGTGGGAACTTCTCCGACTTAGGTATTCCAAAAGTTGATGGCTTCTTGTCTAAAGACGAATTAGCCACTAAACTTGAAGAAGAAAAGTTAGCAAGAGAACAAAAATTATAGGAGATATATGAACATAATTTTTACCAATACAGGCGGTATACCAGAGGAGTTTAGTCCTAAACCAGCATCTAAGTTTATCCCTGATTGGTATAAAAATTTAGAGTCATATATGAACGGCAGAAAAGTGCCAACAGGTGAGGGTACTTCTGCTGCTACAGCAAAACGCTGTATGCCAATCTTTGATGCCATAAGCGCTGGCTACATAATCGTTAGCCCTGCTGATGTTTATATTAGCCAGCGTGAAGGACACCCATATTACGAGTGGGCTAGTTTTAACTTGATTTCTTTTCACCCAAAAGAACAAGCGCCTGACCACCCTCATCGCAATGGCTTAGAGTCCTTCCCTAAATGGGTTAACCATTGGGCAATCAAAACCCCAAAGGGTTACTCCACTATGTTTGTCCAACCATTTCACAGAGAGTCAGTATTTACAATCCTACCTGGAATAGTAGATACAGATACTTACACAGCGCCAGTTAACTTTCCGTTCGTTCTTAACGACCCAAAGTTTGAAGGTATTATTCCTGCAGGAACTCCTATTGCACAAGCAATACCCTTTAAGCGTGAAGGATGGGAGATGCAATTTGGTGGGCAGAAAGAACTTATTGAGCAAGCGCAAATAAGTAACAAGTTACAGACTAGATTCTTTGACCGCTATAAATCTATGTTTAGAGTAAATAAAGAATATAAATAATTTAATAAAGACTACGCCTGAGCATGCGTTTAAACTGCTCATTTTTCATACCCAAAAATAAGGAGCGACATGGTAGATAGCAGACCACCCGATATTTCTGAACGCGTTGTCATTGACTTATCTGGTCGCATCTCAGCCTATTACGACCCGACCACATACAAGTTTGATTTTGCTATTGGTGGCATGCCTTTCATTGCAGCCATCACAGACAATACTCCTTACCGCAGACAGACTGCAGAGTTTAGAACTGCCCGCGTTGACCAACTCCGCGACCCAGGTGAGCAATCACTTTCTGGTTCTGGCTACTGGATTAGAAGCCAGTCATCATTTCACCTTGGAGCAGGTAGCACTTATCAGGAACCAATCGTTGGTAGTCTTGAGGAAGCACGCTTTCGCTTTAGTTCATCTATTGGTGTAAACCCTTGGACTCCAGGACAAATCTCGTTATTGCGTAGAACCTTCTTGCAAGAAGCAGTAACTGGAGATAGTCGTGTATTCAATACCATCATTGATGGCGTTGAGTATTTGATATTAGTTAAGTATTCATCTACTGAATCAATCCGTGTATTGCGTATTAGAGTAAGTGACTATGCAGAAACAACAATCGTCAACAACACATCACTTACTGAAAACATTATTGCAGTAGCCATGGGTGGCAATGACCTAATGATGGTTACGCCCACCAAAGTATGGCGCTACTCATTTGATGAGAATACTCCTGCACTACATCAAGATTATGCAATCAATACAGCAAACGCAGAAGCAGCAACTATTGCTTATGTTAAGAACCGTTTTATTCTTGGCTTTCATGACACAAACCAAAACACATTTGTCTATGAATTAAATAAAAACACTGGTGCATCAATCAACCTCAGCACACTTACTCCAGTTAATGGAAGCACGACCCTGCCTACTGGATACACATTTAGGGCTGTAACTGAGGCTGGTGCTGCAATCTATGTAGGTGGGTTCTCTGGTGAACAGGGTACTGTCTATAAGATTACTGTTGCCAACGATGGAAGTTTAAACACCATGACAACTGTAATTACGCTACCTAGTGGAGAAAACATTACAGGCTTGCTTGGATACCTAGGCACCTATGTGGCTATTGGTACCAGCAGAGGGTTGCGAATTGCTATAGCCAACGAGATTGGCGACTTGTCCTATGGACCGCTCATATTTGAATCAAGCCTTGGCATATACAAGATGAGCGCATACAGTAAGTTTATTATTGCAGGAGTTGACTCTGGTGTTGGTGGCTACTCTGGCGTATATCGCGTTGACCTGTCACAGCCATTAACCAATGGTGCCTATGCCTATGCTACAGATGTTTATGCGGAATCTACAACAGGCAAAGTAGAAGGCGTTACCAACCTTGGCGATGGAAGAATTGCTTTCTGTGTTAATGGCGATGGTCTATACATTGAACATGCTACTGAACTTGTTGAATCAGGTGAGTTCACTACAGGTATTATCCGTTACGAAACCCTTGAGAACAAGGCATGGAAGCGTTTAAAACTACGCACCGAAGGAACTATTAACGGTGATATTGATATTTTCCGTGTACAAAACGGAGTTGATACAGCCTTTAGAACAGTAGCGCAAGGGAGTTCAACTGATTATGACTACGACCTCTCATCGGTTTTTGGCGATGTTGCAGTTGAAGCGCAATTTAAGTTCCGCCTCAATCGTAACGATACAACTGCCACGACTGGCGCTGTTATTTATGGTTACTCTGTTAAGGCTTTGCCTACTCCTACCCGCGCTCGTGTTATTCAAATCCCTGTATTCTGTTTTGATTCAGAGCGTGACCGTAATAAAAACATTATGGGATTCCAAGGCTATGCACTCGGAAGGCTACAAGCGCTAGAACAAATGGAAGCGCTCGGCGAAACTATCATCATCCAAGATTTCACTGCTGACGGAGAACCTATTGAAGCAGTGATTGAGCAGGTGTCTTTCACCCGCACTTCACCACCTAACGGAAACTACTCTGGTTACGGTGGAATTCTCCAAATTATCGCTCGTACTGTCGTTTAAACTTAAGGATAGAAATATGACTCCTGCTGATTGGGCTGCTTTAGCCGTGTCCGTAACAACCCTTGTTGGCGCACTAGCCATGGGTGTTAAGCATTTAACCAAACATTACCTGTCGGAACTTAAGCCCAATGGTGGGTCAAGTCTAAAAGACAAGGTGAATAGCCTTGAAGAAAAAGTTGACCTGTTGACTGATTTAGTCAAAGAAGTATTGAGGAAGTGAAAGATGAAACCCAAGGTTGCCAAGTCTGCCAGCCCTGCTGCCATTGCCATGCTGCGCCAGGCGACTGCCCTTGCACCCCTACGGAAGAAAGCCTCAGACGGGTTACTCCCTTCCATTGCACATTTAAAACAAAGTCCTGACTCAGACCACAACACAGGTCTTGCGGTAGACTTAACCCATGACCCAAAGAGTGGCATTGACTGTACAGACATCTTTCAACGCCTCAAAGAAGATGACAGAGTTGACTATCTCATATTCAATGGAAAGATTTGGTCCCGCAAATATGCAAAGCAAGGTGACCGAAAGTACGCGGGTAAAAATCCGCATACGAAACACCTCCATGTTTCCATCAAACCAGAGTTCGCTGGTGATACCAGCCCTTGGTTCTGGTGGAGAAATCAACCAAGCCTAACTAAGCAGTTAGTGGCTGAAGCCATTGGTGGAACGCCCAAGAAAAAGGTGGCAAAAGGTACCATTTTGGTACCAGTATGTACCTGCTGCAAAGTACATGGCAAGAAAGGTAAATAATGGAAACACTAAAGCAAATCTCGCTGACCTGGTTCCGTGCTGCAGCATCTGCTGCAATCGCACTCTACCTCGCTGGTGAAACTGACTTCAAGACACTTGGTATGGCTGCTCTCGCAGGCTTCCTTGGTCCTGTATTGAAGTGGTTGGACCCCTCCGCAGGAGAGTTCGGCAGAACAAAATAACTTAATATAGTTTAAACAAAAGAACCCCCGCCATCAAGAGAAATCTTGGTGAGCGGGGGTTTTTTTGCGTTTATCCGATATGTAGTTTTACTGCACTACAGCACTTCCCCAAATACTGTAGCGCTTAGACCATATCAACTGGAGTAGGGGCTGTCAATTCAGCGCCACACAATGCGCACTCTGCTTCGGTAAACCACAAAGCAATTTCGCCATCTTCAAATATGCAATTAACTTTTAAAAGAACTGAACCACACGGGCATGCATGGGTTGGAATTCCACGATAACTATGCTTAACTACAGTCTGCTTACGCTTACGCTTCAGCAGACACATACACTTAACCCGTTCTGCACGAACAGGAGTATACTGATTTTTTAATTACAGCGATGTAGTTCTCTCGGCGTGTCGCACAATAGAGGAGCGAGGTGCATGTAAACTCCTCTATTGCAAAGGAGTAATATGACACTTGAAGAAAAGACTGGGAAAGGCTACATCTCTCACAGCGCCATGTCTACATGGCTTAACTGTGGCTGGTCGTTCTACCTTACCCGCATACAAAAAGTGCCTGAGAATCCATCCTACTGGCTAGTAGGGGGTAAATCTTTGCACGAGTGTACTGAGTGGTACGATAACCTCAGCCCACAACTGCAGGAGATAGGCGACTTTGACTTACGACAAATCTTCCTAGGTAAGTGGGAGGATAACTACCGTCTTGCTGACAACGGCATGCCGTTCCGTGCTGGTGGCAGGGCTACCAAGCAGTATCCCAACAAAGAGGATGCTTCATGGTGGGTGGACAATGGACCCAAGATGTTAGATTTTTGGATACAGTTTCGTAAAGATAGCGGGTATCAACCGTACCTACTATCAGGTGGCGAAGCAGCCATTGAAACTGAACTCAATGTAGAAATTGGTGGAGTCCTAATGA